CAAGACAGAGCACAGGTGATGCTGCAGTTTCAGAGCTATCTTCGATACTTTGACATGCGCAATAGCTCATTGCGACGAGATAAAGACTTTGACCCGCACGGCATGGAGCGTGTGAAAGACTGGGTGAGACGCAACCTCAGCAAGTTGATGAGCGGATATACAGGGCCGACAACCTATAAGTACAAAGAAGGCTTCGTGCCGGAAAAGCAAATCATCAACAATATAGCGTGGGGCATCAGCAAAAAGAGATCGAGACTCAAGCGCCGCCAGTGGTATGTTAAGTTGAAAGGATCGCAGCAATATAGACTCTATTACGAGCTTCTTGACGAGCTCATGCCTGTGATGCTGGAGGAGGCAAAATCACAGCTCAAACTGTCATAAAAATATAGTAGGATACCCTTTATTATTGCATTAATAATATCAATAATATGTCACAACCTCGCGTAGATCAAGCGCAATTAATAATAACCATTGACGCAAAGGAAAGCGCCGCCTATCAGTCCACGCTGCGCAATACCGCCGCCGGTGTGGCACAGATGAAAAAACTGACCGCCGGCACCGAAGAATTCAATAAAGCGCTCAATGATCAAGCCGCTATCAGCAAGAAGCTCTTGGCCACTGACTATATGAAACTCAGCACAAAGCAACTTCAAGATCGACGCGGTCAGCTGATACAGTTACAGCGTATGCTGCCACAAGTCACATTTGCTGAGGCGGGCTTTGAAAAGGAGTTACAAAAGGTCAATGCGGCACTCACCACCGCAAGTCAGCGCACCCGCGCCGTCAGTGCCTCTTTAAATGAATCAGATAGTGCATTCAAAAGACTGGGCAGATCTATCCTGAGTGTCGCCGGAGGCTTTGCCCTATGGGAAGGTGCTAAGTCGATCTTTAAGAGCACCATCGGCAGCGCCATCAATCTCGCATCTACCTTTGAGACTACTTCCGCTTCATTTAAGATTCTGATCGGCGATCAAGAGCGCGCCGTTGCATTGATGAAAGAGCTCAATGCCTTTTCTACTGCGACACCTTTTGAGCCTGCAGAAGTGCAAGCAGCGGCAAAGACGTTGCTCGGATATGGAAGATCCGCCGAGACGGTACTTTCAGATATTGAGATTCTCGGCAATGCCGCCGCCGCTACCGGTGCAGACCTCAAAGGTCTTTCGTTAGTATTCGGTCAGGTTGCCGGCGCCGGGAAACTGATGGGACAAGATGCGCTTCAATTTATCAATCAAGGCGTACCCGTATATCAGATACTGGGCGACATGCTGGGCAAGTCCGGAGCCGAGATCAAAGAGCTTCAGTCACAAGGGCGCATCACCTTTGATATGCTCAGAGAAGCATTCAAGCGTGCTGCAGAAGATGGCGGCAAGTTTGCCGGTGCTCTGGAAGCGCAAAGCAAAACGATGTCCGGCCTCTTTTCGACATTGCGTGGTAATATCGATGAGTTTATCAAGCGCATCGGCGACAGGATGATACCTGTGCTCAAGCCTGCGCTCGCCTTTTTAGGTCAGTTTTTTGAAGGATTGACTCAAAATCTTTTTGAAGGCAAAAAGGCGACCGGCGAATTTGCTGACGTCATCAACACTGCCGCCGACGTCATAAGAGGTGTCGGCAATGCGATCGCCATTGTAGGCGCAGGTATAGTCACATTCGTAGAGGTGTTGCGCTCCATTCCGCAATTTGTGCGCGAAAACAAAGACACCATCGCATCGCTACTGGTCGCCGTACTGAGCTTGAATAGTGCATTTATCGCTGGGGCCATAGCATCAAGAGCAAAAGCCGCCGCAGACATTTACCTTGCAGCGAAAACTAAAATCGTCACATTTGCCACAAAAGGGCTTAATAAAGCATTTAAAGCAAATCCCATCGGCTTTGTAATCGGTTTAGTAGCCGCACTGGCAGCCGGGATGATCACGCTGTACAATAATAGCGAGACGGTACGGCGCATCGTCGGCGGATTATGGGCTGCGCTCAAGCAAGGCGCTGAAAATGCAGTCAATGGTGTAAAGACGCTCATTGCTAATATACAGATATTCGGAAAAGAAGTACAACTGGCCATTACATTTGACAGCAACAAAAAAGCGCAGTTGCGTCAAGAGATCGCCGAGCTCAAAAAAATGCGCGCAGAGTATCAGTTGGCAGGACGCACGCTCGGGCAAGCATTTTCTGAAGGTTACAATGATCCATCACACGCTAAACCCAAAAAGTCAGAAAAATCTGCAGAAGAAGAAGAACGGTTAGCTAAAGAAAAGGCTGAGGCAGAAGCTAAACTTCAGGCTGAATTAGAAGCTAAAAAATCTAAGAAAAAAGAGAAAAAAGAGAAGGCCGCAGAGCCCATCATACTGGGCGATCTCACCGCTCCGGAAGATCGACAAAAATTTATTGATTTTCAAGTAAAGCTCATACAAGACGCCGGTGAGTCCGAGCTGACAGAGCTCAAAAAACAACATCTCGAGGGCAAAATCGAAACTGAACAATATGAGATCGAGCGCCTACGAATAGCTAAAGAAGGCATCCTCCGCAAAATAGACTTGCTCCGCAGCATGGGCGACGAGGAGAGCGACATGATGAAGCAATTGCAAGTAGAGCTCCTTGAAAACGACAAAGCACTGACAGAACAGCGCATCAAGCAGATCGAAGGCCTTGAAAATACACAACTCGACGCCCTCGAAAATCAATATCTCAAGCGCCTGATATCAGAAGAAGAATATCAGCAAGCACGACTGAAGATTCAGAGCGATTTCTTTGCTGAACAACTGCGCATGATGGAAGAAAATGGCCTCACCGAGACCGAAGCGTATAAAAAGCTTGTAAAATTAAAACTACAAGCCGATTTTGAATACAGCAAAAAGAAAGAAGAGCAACAGCAGCGACAGATCGACATGGAGCGCAAAATCTTGAACGAAGGCATGGCCGCATACAGTGGCCTACTTAGTGCCGCCGCTGATTACCTCGCCGCTGACGAACGCAATCGACGCAAGCACGGCGAAGCCATCCGCGCCTTTCAGATCGCATCCATTATGACGGACGGCCTCGCTGAGATAGCGGGCATCTTTAAGAGTACTGCCGGATGGGGCCCGATAGGATGGGCGATAGGTATCGCACAGGCGGCCACAGCAGGCATTCGTACTGCTGCCGCACTATCAAAGACACGAGCGCAGCAGTTCTGGCAAGGTGGACAGATACAGTCTGTTAGCGGATCTGTCATCGACGCTCCTGCTAATATACCTACACTGCCGGGCGGCGATAATGTACTGATCGCTGCTAAGGCGGGCGAGGTCGTACTCAATCAAGATCAACAACGCCGTGCCGGTGGTGCTGACTTTTTTAGGAGACTGGGCGTGCCGGGCTTTGCAGGTGGCGGCATGATTCCGCAGTTACCTAATACCACGCCTACACTGTCGCCGCGTGTCTTAAGTCCCACAGCGCCGCAGTCACTGCCTGATCCTCGCCTCGATGTCATGATAGCGATGGCGCATCGTATGACAGAAGCCGTGTCTGCTATGCCCGCCGTCATAAGTAATATGAATCTAAAGACGCATGTCGTATATAGCGACCTGGAGCAGGCAGGTAGCGACATTTCAGAAATCAGAAGATTAAGCAGTTATTGATATGGCACAGCGCAAAAAAATACTTTTCAAACCACAAGAAGAGTGCTATGGATGCGGCAAGGTAGCTGACGAGCTGCCAGTCACAGGTCTATTCTCAAGAAGGAAGTTCTGCAGCAAGCACTGCATGTTGACAAACTATTTTAAAATCGATAAAGAAAAATTATCATCATGGCAAAAAGATACTGGAGAGAAATCCTCATCGCAGGATTAATAGGTCTATTGATTTGGACAAATGCAAACACACCTACTAAGCACACCGGCAGCAGTCACACCGTGTGCATTATTGATACCTTATACATGGAGGCCCCCGTGCGCACGATTGTAAGGTATCAACGCAGGTTAGTCCCTGTATTCGATACCATCACGTCTGTATATACGGATACGTTGTGGCAATACAGGGTGGATACCTCATGGCTTTACGCTGACATCCCTGTGCAAAAGTACACGCAAGGATACAGCCTATCTGTCAGTGACACCTCTATGAATAGCTGGTTGATTAGCCCGACCACCGCCACGCAACGGCATGGGCGCCATATTGCTGACGTCGGCATAATGGTCAGAACGATCGGATGGCTCGACACCATCGCGGTGACACTTCACAGGCCGCTCAGTAGTGTGGACTCGTCTATGAAGCCGCCACAAAGGGAGTGGCCGTCATTATGGCTCAACCTACATAGCACATGGCCTACAGCGCCGGACTTGAGACCTGACATTGCGCCAGGTGTAGCGATACAATGGCGGCAATGGTATGGCGGGTACAATTACAGCACTAATGGCACGCACACCATTAGCGTAGGCCATCGCCTGTGGTGATGTCCTATATTTATTTTGTCAATTGACTGATATTTGTATTATAATTAATTATATATGTCAAACGACTTGATACCTATTGAATCGGTGCTATTTCATATCAAAAAAAATGACGGCACACCATTCACGCTGGAGTACTTCTCCATACGAAGTAAGCAGCGCAAAAAGAAACAATTTTTATATCGATCCGTGATCGACATCCCAGGTGAAGGTACCATCACCCTGACAGATCCACAGCAGCCATCAGCGCCTATGTCTATTAAGATAGGCTTGATGATTTCATTTAATAACATGAAAATAAAACATTGATGCAGCAAGAAACCAGCATTGTATCATTTACCATGGACGACGGCAAGGCAAAGACGCTGATGTTCTCAGCCGACCGCGAAGACATAGGCAATATTATACAATTAGCACCTGACGTGCTGAATGGACGTCGGTTCAAACAATGGGGCAGTAAGAATGATCTGCCGGAATATCGCGAAGACATGCTCATGGATAGTAATATCATGGGTGAGCTCATCGATACCAAGCGCAACATCGCACTGGGCAATGGTATGAAGGCATATCATGAAATCATAGAAGACGGTGTGCGCCGTCGCATCGACGTAAAGATCCCGGGCGAAATCGCCGACTGGCTGCGTGAAAGCGAATTTTACGAAAATTACCTCGATGCAGCATTTTTGCAGTGGTATATGCACGCTAATGTATTTGCAGAATTTGTGCTCACTAAAAAAGGTACGGTGCACAGCGTACAACTCAAGAACTGCCGTTATATACGGGCTGTCGAAAAAATCAACGGCAAGATACCGGGATACATATATGCGCCTAAATGGGGCAGCGCAAAGGAACTGCGGGAGCTCAAAAAATCAGAATGGATTCCTGCGTATAATCCGGAGCGAAAACAAGCAAAATTCATTCTACATATTGCCGACAATGTATTTCACGATGGATATTATGGCATTCCTGCCTACTGGGGCGGCGTGGAGTGGATCAGGGTGTCAAATTCGATCCCTGTGTTCCATGAATCTAATTTGAAAAATGGATACAATATCCGCTTTTTGGTCAAATATCCGGAAGGCTATTTTTTGAATAAATACGAATATGACACAGCCGCCGGCGACCCGGATAAGCAGCAAGAATGCCTCGACAAGGAGCGCATTGCTAAGCAGGACTTCATAGATAAGATCAATGAGCTTCTTTCAGGTAGCGAAAATGCAGGCAGGGCTGTATTTGTTGAAGACATGCTCAATCAAATCACATCAGAATATACAGGTGTCACGATCACGCCTGTTGATTTTGATATGAAAGACAAAGCCCTGCTGGATTTATACGAAAAAACAAACCAGGCCAATATCTCAGCGCAAGGCATACACCCGACACTGGCCAATATCGAGAGCCAGGGCAAACTGAGCAGCGGATCTGAAATGCGCAATGCCTTCTTATTCTACGTGCTGACAAAAGTACCACGACCTCGTCGGCAGGTACTAAAGACGATGGATGTTGTAATGAAGATCAACGGATGGGATAAAAAGTATCCTGATCTCAAATGGACATTTCAAGATTTTCAGATCACGACCCTCGACGATGAAAAAAACGGCTACAAACCAGTAAATAATGCAGATGATGACGGAGCGGGAATATAACATGCATCTCACACGACTGGAGCGGGCCAGGCCTGACCATCCACTACTGCCGAAGCTGCGTGCGCAGTACACCTTTTTCAATACGCAGCTGCTCATGACGGTGATCAAGAAAGTAGATAGCGAATCGACAGCAAAAATGGCCGTGCCCGCTAAGTTGTCAAAAAATGACAATGCCGTAAAATCAAAGAAGATCAGCAAGGTCATCACGCATGAAAATGTAATAGAGCCGGACTCGGTGATGTTGCGCAGCTACAACACACAGCTGCGCAAGCTATTTACCATGCGCGCACGCCTGAGCAATAGCTTTCATCTGAGCACCAGCCGTGATGAAGATCTTCACATCGCTGAGCAAGTAGTGGAAGTTCAAAATCAAATCAAAACCGTAATGGATGAAAAAGATATGTACCTTAGTACTAAGGAGCTGCCGCCGCAGAAGCCGTCAAAAGAAACCTTTGAAATTCCGACAGACCCGTACGAACTACAGCGGATGTTATCAAGCGTGGGCTCGTCGCTTTCGCACCGCAAAAGAGAACTAAAGAAGATCGATAAAGATAAAGACCCTAAAAAGTATAGTAAAAAATTAGAGACGATCGACCGTCTCACAAAACATAAGATGTACCTTGAGCAAGAAAAACGTTCTAAGATTAATAAGTAATGACGAGTATAAGGAGTCATCACAGATAGATCGCCTTTATTATCATATGCTGGATCCATATCACTACCAGCTGACCGATTATGAAGAGCGATACCTGGATGATTTGAAAAAGGTATTCGTCATTATGAGCGATGAGATGGAAGAACGCCGCGTTCGTAAAAAGATGCGCGAGATGCTCCCTGACAAAATTCATTATCACACTAAGATGATGAATGATGTCGAACAACTTTTCGGCAAGTTCCGAAAGGTCAGCAAAGATTTTCAGCGCGGGTTACAGCGTGAGCGCCTGAAAAGCTACATCGCAAAATTAAACCGTGATCAGCCGAAAGGCTATATCAGCGACATAGCAAAGTATGAAGAGCTATTGATGCGACTGGACAGGCTTGCTGATCCTGAGACCGAGGAGACCTTCGACTGGGACACATTGCAACTGCCGGATATCAACTATTCGTCATCGACAGCATTTCTTAATGGTGATAGCGAAGATATCGAGATCATAGAAGAAGTAGAAGATGAAGAGGAGGATCAGGATGATGATCAGATCAAATCGCTTCCCGAAAATCGTTAATTTGTTATAAATTGTACAAAAAAGGGCAAAAAATACGCTTCAAAGGCCGTGATGGCCGCATCGAGACCATCGACAGTGATACAGGTGCGATCACGTCGATTTATTTCTTTGATACGCGCCGCACGGAGTCATTTATATATCTAAATCAAAAGCAGGAGCAATTTATGCAGCTCCGGCAGAAAGATAAGACGCTGATCGCCGGTCGTGGCTTTGGAAAAAGCCGCGTCATAGGCAATAAAAACCACAGCCGCATGGCCACGCTGCCACGTGCTAAGTTCTTTTTCTCCAGCACCACCTTTGCGCAGCTACTCACTAAGACGCTGCCACCGGTCGAGGAGGCGTGGGCATCGCTCGGGCTTCGCGAGTACAAAGGGCCTAATGAGCCGGGCCATTACGTCGTGGGCAAGCGGCCACCGTCACAATGGGAGCGCCCATATTCCGCACCACGAAAGTATGACAACATCATCACCTTCTGGAATGGCTACACTATCGAGCTATTGTCAATGGATCGCCCAGACCTGGCGCGAGGTGGTAGCTACGACGGCGGCGACATCGACGAGGCGCTACTCGTCAAAAAAGAACACATCGACAAAGTGCTATATCCATCGATCAGAGGCAATAGGCATCGATTTACCCACTGGCAGCATCAAGAGCTGTGCCGCTACTCTTCCATGCCATGGCTCGCTGAGGGCCAGTATCTTCTAGAATACAAAGACAAGGCCATATCCATGCCTAAGCAGTATGGATATATAGAAGGCACTGTCATGGATAATATCGACGTGCTGGGCCAGGAGTATCTGGAGCGCCTTA